ATGAAGCGCCAAAGAAAAACACAAAACATATCAAGAAGCCCCTCCAGCTCTAGAGAGCCGCAAGCAGATAGCGCCACAAGCACATTAGACATATGGCTTTCGCGAATCAGCCACATGTCACAGTTTGGCTTGTTCGCCCTTACCATAGGCGTGTTTTATTTCACAGTAATTCCCCTATACAAAGTAGCGACACTGGAGGAAGGCATCGCTCGCCGAGAGCTTGAACTAAATGAAACCAATGAGAAATTAAAGGCAGCAACCATTAATCTTGAGTTTAAAGAGCGCGAACTTTATAAGCGCGACCGCCAAGAACTAATCGAAGGTATCGCCTATGCAGCACCATTTTGCTCTGGTCTCATGGAACCACCTAAAACAAGAATCCCTGAAAATCGTAACGAACTTGGTGACAGCATACTGAAGATAGATGCAGCGCAATGCTTGAGGGACAGAGTAGAAAAAAGCAAATCAGAAACAGTCCTTAGCAGCACTGACAACTCCCACTTAAAACTAACCATCAACAACATAGCCGCCAAGCTGGAGGAAGCACAAAAGCAAGCATTACTAGATATCAAAACACTTCCAGAACGCGCCAAGAAAGACCCATCCATTCTTGCGCCGAAGAGTTTTAATGAAGAGCACCTAGATAGCTTGCTCAACATGTTGTCGCCCGGCTTTATAAATGATGAACTTTCTCATCAATCTGCAATCGATAGAACGCGGACGGCAATTACCTTTGATTTCGCAGATTTTGTTCAGAAAGAGATTAGTGCACTAAGAAAAATTGAATGGCCGGATGATTAGTCAACATTCAGCAAAGCTGTTTCGACAGAGATAATACGCCCTCATACCTACTCCCCTGTAATCAATTTCTGACCCTCCCGCCCAGCCCCGCCGCCGCTGGCCTGGGCGGTAGGGGCTGGGGTTGGCCTGTCTCGCTTATGTCCTGGCGTCAGTCGCCCCCGTCGCACTGTGCAGGGCGGCAAAGCCGCGCTCATCGAGCCAGGCATGCCAGCGTTCCAGGGCCTGGCGCTTTTGCGCCTCAGCAGCGGTGTGGATGTAGGTCACGTCCAGCGCCTTGAGCGCGTGATTCAGCAGCAGCTCGCCGATCAGGTAATCGACGCCCAGGTCAGCCCAGGCCGTGCGGGCTGTCTTTCTGAGGTCGTGGCTGGTCCATTGCTCGCCCGACAACGCGGTAAACGCCAACTGCGCCTGCATTTCGCTGAAGGGGCGGCCCTGCACGCCAGGGAACAGGTAGGCGCCGTCATAACCTCGGGCCACCTGGCTAGCACGATAGCGGGCCAGGAAGGCGCACACCTGGGCGGTGAGTGGCAGGGTGTGGGCTTTCTTGGTCTTGGTGTCGACGGCTGGGATATGCCAGGTCTTGCCGATCAGGTCGAAGTGCCGCCACTTGGCTTGGCGAGTTTCACCGATCCGCGTGCCGTGGGCCAGCATCAGCACCGCCAGGGCGACCGCCGTGGTTTCGTGACGGTAACGGGCGGCCCAATGCTCCAGCAGGCGTTCACAATCGACCGGACGCAAGCGCGCATCTTTCGGCTTGATCTTGGTCTTGATGAAGTCGGTAAAGGTCATGTCGGCCATTGGGTTCTTGCCGATCAGGCCCAGGCTCGCGGCCTGCTTGAATGCGACCTTGAGCACACCGAACACCAAGCGCACATGCGCCACGCTGTATTGCGATTGCAGCGGCCACATCAGCTTGGTGTCTAGCGTGGCATGGTTCAGTTCGACCAAGCGCAGCGCGCCGAGACAGGGCAGCAATTGGCACTTCACCGCCGAGCGCGCCGTGGCCTTTCGGTTCTTGCTCAAGTTGCCGTCGTGCGCGACGCGATGCGTATACCACTCCAGCACCTCGCCGACGGTCGACCAACCGGACGTGGACAGCGCGCCCGATTGTGGCTCGATGGCCAGGCGCTGCATGACGTTGGGCAGCACCGACAACACCGCCTTAACGGTGAGGTCGGGATAGTTGCCGAGCTTGTGCCAGTGCTCTTTGCCCTGGGCGCGCGTCACGACGTAGAAACTGCCCCGCTCGCGGTTCTGGCGGTAGCGAAAGCGCAGAGGACGTTGGGTGTCGCGCAGTTGGGTGATTGCGCTGTCGCCTGCATGCCGCTTGATTGCGGCTTCGGACAGGCTGACGGCAACGGATTTAGACATGGGGAGTCTCCAGGGTTGAGGTGATATGGCGTGTGGTTTGCTGGTCGTAGTGCGTGCGCAGCTCGGCGCCGGCCGGGCAGTGCGTGGGGGATTTGGGGAGGTGGGCACGACAGATGCCGCACGCCATGACGTGGCTCAGGTAGGCGTCGCGGGCCACCAGCCAGGGCAAAGGCGATGCTGCGGTGGTGCTGGCATCGCCGGCCGGTGTCGGCGAACGCAGCGGGCGCGGTGGCGTTGTCCAGCCGTGCGAGCGAATCAACCGGGCGGCGTCACTGATACGCCCGCGCGCGGCGAGGTCGTCGGCATCCACCCGCCCGCTTTCCAGCAACCAGTCAGGCGAACAACCCAGCACGGCCGCCAGCAGTTCCAGCCACTGCGCGGCGGGCAGATTCGAGGGGCTGCCGTGCTCTGCGTTGTTGGTGACGGGTTGCGACCGCCGAACGAATGCGCCCAGGGCCGCCAAGTCGAGCGGCGCCGTTTTCGCTGGTCCATTGCAGCGCGCTACCTGCTGTTGGCCTGGGTCACACCGGGAACACCGGGAACAACCAGCAACGACGGGGGCTGTAGCTGTTCCCGGTATTGGTTTTGACCGGGAACACCGGGAACAAAAAGCCTGGCCGCTGTTCCCGGTGTGTTCCCGGTCTGTGACCCAGCAACGGCGCCCGCAAAGACCCGCGCTTGCTGGACCTGGCGGTTTGTTCCCGGTGTGACCCGGGGTTTCCCGGTTGGCGATTTCTGGTCTGCCATGGCTATTCCTCCAAGGCGGCCAGCAAGGCGGCGGGATTGACCACGTAGACCCGCGCGACGCCTTCACCCTTGACCCGCACACGCTTGGTCAGGCGGCCGTCGCGGTCGTTGTCGCGTTCGGCGATGGCGCCGGCATTGTCGAGGCAGGCCAGCACGCGCCGCGTATCGAAGCCCTGGGCGGCGTCGGCCAGCGCCTGCGCGGTGAACAGGTAGAGGCGGCCGTCGCCATGGGCGCGATACCAGCCGGCGCGGTCATGCACGGCGGCGCCGTCCGTACCGTCGATGTTGGCGAAGCGGGCGGCGTGGCGGTCGATGAAGGTGGACACCGCCCGCATGATCTTGGCGTCTTCGGACTGGCCACGGCCCCGGAACTCGGCCCAAGCGCCGAACAGTTCCCGCATCGCGGCGATGGCGGTGCCCTGCGCCCACGGCAGCAACTCGCCCTGTATGGCCAGCTCGCCAGCCAGGGCGGCGATGGCGAATCGCGCCGCCGCCCGCGCATCCTGCCCGGTGCCGATGGGGAAGCCCTGGCGCATGTCGGCGAACAAGGCTTCCAGCTCGGCGGCGGCCTCGGCAGTCGGCTCGCGTGCCACCAGCAGCTCGACAAAGGCCGGCCCAAGCTGGCCGTAGTGTTTCGCCGTCGCGCGTTTGAGGGTGTCGGCGAACGCCCGGCCGGCCCCTTTGCGGCCATCCTCGCTGGCGTGGTCATGGGGCAGGCCCAGGCCGTGCAAGTTGTCATAGGCGCCATAGCGGCGATAGGTGGGCACGTCCAATAGGCGCAGCTCTTGGCCGGCCTTGCTGCGCATGCCGGCGCTTTCCATGTGCTTGCTCATGGTCAGTTCGCCACTGGACAGCACCATGACCCGCCACTTCTGCACTTCGCGCGGCAGGCCCGACACCTTGCCGCGCTGACGGCCGGTGCCGTTGCCCAGGGCATAGATGATCCCGCCCACGTCCTGGGGCTTGGCCTCGCCGATTTCGTCGAGCACAAGCAGGGTGTCATTGCGCAGCGTGGCCACGCCCTCCAGCCCCGTGCTGGTGGCGTTCCATGTGCGCAGGAAGTCGCGCGGCTTACCCCACACGCTGGCGGCCACGGCCAGCGCAATGCTTTTGCCGCTGGAGCTGTCGCCCAGCAGGTGGAAGCCACCGCCGTCGGCATCGAGCAAGGTCAGCAGCGGCCCGGCCAGGGCCGCACAGACGGCAAGAATCAACACCGGATTACCCTGGCAACGGGCGGCCACCTCGGTTTGCCAGCCGGCCAGGTCGCCGGCCGTGTCGTATTCATGGCCGCCGGCCTCGGTCGACTGAAACACCACGTCACCGCCGCCGATTACCCGGCGCGGCATGACGAACAGCGTCGGCCCATACCAGCCGGTGCGCGTCGCCGCCATGGCTTGGCGTTCCGGGCTGCTGCTCATCAGGTAGTCCATCAGCGCTTGCCGTTGCTTGTGCGGTATGGTCGCGCCCATGTTGAGCAGCACCGCGCGCAGCTCGGCACCGTCGCCGGCCAGCATCTCCATCGGTGCCGCCCACTGCTTCCAGGCGCTGGCCCCTTTGGGTAGCAGGTGCAGCAGTCGGCCGAAGTTCTCCCCGCGCTCATCACAGGTAATAGCCAGCACCTCCAGCGGCGAACAAACCAGCGTGTCGGTTTCCGCATCGTCGCGGATGCCGTGGAAGTAAAGGCCGGGGGCCAGGACGTGGCCTTGCCGCGTCTGTACCCAACTGGCATAGGTGGCCCAGCTCGGCCGAGCCGGTGTGACCGTGGGGTGTTTGATCTTCGCCTTGCGCTTCTTGAGCGCCGGCTTGCTGCTTGGTTTGCTCTGCCGCTTGCCGCTGGGCGTCGCCTCCCCCTGGCCCGCCGCCCCGAATGCCTCGCTCGGCTCCGGCTGGTTTGGCCTATCGGTCATGGGCAGCGCATCCAGCACATGACCGACAGCGAAGGCGTTGCCGCCTGGGCAACGGCATTTAAAGAGGAGCGCGACGATGAGTTTTAGCAGCCGTGAGAACTCGCTCGCTGCCGGCGCGCCGATTCGATACTACGAGTTCCGCCGCGGTGTGATGCGCTGGCTGTACATCAGCTGCGACCGTGACGTGGCCGTGGGTACCCAGGTGTTCCGCACCGTGCGCGGTGGCATCAGTGACAACGGCATTCGCCAGAGTGGCGTGGCCAAGCAGGATTCGCTGGTGATCACCGCGCCGGCCGACATCGAGGTCGCCGAGCCGTTTCGTAACAGCATCCCCAGCTCGAAGATCGGGCTGATCATCTATGACGGCCACTACGGCGAGACCGAGCGCAAGTGGCGTTATACCGGCAGCATCGCCAGCGTTCGCTGGCCCGAGTTGGACCGCTGCACTATCACCTGCCAGGACATCGACGCCGAGATGGACCGGCCCGGCCTGGTCGACACCTTCAGCCGCACCTGCACCACCTACCTCGGTTCGCCCTGGTGCAAGGTCGATCTCAACCCGCTGCGCGTCGACACCACCATTCAGGCCATGACCGGCGCCACCGTCAGCAGCGGGGCTCTTGCGGCGTTCCCGGACGGTTGGTTCACCGGCGGGTGGGTCGAGTGGCCGATCGGCCAGGGCGAGTACGACAGGCGCACCATCGAGCAGCATGTCGGCGGTGTGCTGACTCTGCTTGGCGGCACCGTGGCACTAGGCCTAGGCCGGGCGATTCGCGTGTACCCCGGCTGCGACTTCCTCGCCACTACTTGCCACATCAAGTTCAACAACCTGGCCAACATGCGGGCGACGCCGCAGATGGATGGCAAATCCCCCTTCGACGGCGAGCAGGTGTTCTGACATGTGGGTACAGATCGCGATTTTGGTGGCCTCGTTTCTCATCAACCAGGCCACCGCGCCGAAGTCGAAAAAGCCCAAGCCAGCCTTCTTCCAGGACTTCGACTTCCCGCGGTGCGACGAAGGAACCGAGAAGGAGTGGATCTTCGGCCAGGTATGGGCGAAGGACTGGATGGTGCTATCGGTGCGCAACCAGCGCAGCCAGGCAATCAAGGTGAAAGGGAGCAAGAAGTGAGCGACCGGCTGATCGTCACCATCCAGCACCTGCATACGGTGCCGACCTGGACAACCCGGACTGGCTACTGCGCCAAGCAGTCGCGGGCATTCTTCGCTGAGCATGGCCTTGACTGGCTGAAGTTCGTGCAAGAGGGCATCGATGCCGAGGTGCTGCTAGCGACTGATAACGCCCTCGCCATCCACTTGGTGGCGCACGCAAGAGCCGTAGAGGAGGCCCGCAATGGGAGCCAAACCTAAAGCGCAAACGGTCGGTTTCCGTTACAGCTTCGATATTCACGGCGCGATCGCCAAGGCAATCGACGGCCTGCTGCAGATCCGCGCCAGCGGTAAGGTCGCTTGGTCGGGCAACGCCACCACCAGCCAGACCATCACCATCAACGCCCCCAACCTGTTCGGCGGCGACAAGGGTGAAGGCGGCATTCAGGGCCGCTTCGACCTGATGATGGGTGACGAGGCTCAGCCGCTTAACGCCAGCCTGGCTGCAGCCCTGGGTGGCGGGCTGGTGCCGAACTTCCGCGGGTTCGCCGGCTTCTTCTATTCCGGCCAGGTGACCTCGATCAACCCGTACCCCAAGCCCTGGGAACTGCTGCGCTATCGCCGCATGAACGGCTGGGACGGCGCGGTGTGGTATCCAGAGACCTGCGCCATCAACCTGGCGGGTGGCCAGGTGCGGGCGATGAACCCGGCGCACATCCTCTATGAGGTGTATACCAACCGCGAGAATGGTCTGGGCGTCGATCGTTCCATGCTCGATGACGCTGCATTCCGGGCTGCAGCGCTGAAGCTGTTCAATGAGGGCTTCGGTCTGTGCCTGGGCTGGAAACGCTCTTCCGGGTCGCTGGCCGACTTCCGCGATCAGATCACCGACCACATTGGTGCGTACTGTGGGCCTGACCGTAGCTCTGGCCTGATCACCCTGAAGCTGATCCGCGACGACTACACCGTTGCGGACCTGCCGTTGTTCGACGAGGACAGCGGATTGCTCAGCATCGAGGAGGACGAGACCAGTAGCGCGCTGATCGCGCCCAGCCAGCTGTTCGTCGAGTACACCGACGCGATCACTGGCGAAACCCGCCGGGCAAGGGCCGTCAACCAGGCGATCGCGCAGCTGCAGGGTGGGCCGTCATCCGAGACCAAGAGCTATCCGGGCATCCCCACAGGCGACCTGGCTGCCCGCGTTGCGCAACGTGATATGCGGGTCAAGGCCAGCAACCTTCGTAAGTACAAGGTCAAGCTGGACCGCCGCGGATCGAGCATCGGCCCGGCTGATGCATTCCGTATCCGCTCGCTCAAGCGTGGCATTGCAGAGGTGGTGGTGCGGGCTGGGAAGATCGAGGACGGCACCCTGGCCAACGGCGCCATCACGATTACTGCGCTCCAGGACGTGTTCGGGCTGCCATCGGCGTCCTTCATCGCGGTCCCTCCCAGCGGCTACGTGCCGCCCGATCGGACGCCCTATGCACCGCTTTTGCGTCGGCTGATGGAGATTCCATACCGCGATATCGCCGGGCAGGTCGACCAGGCCAACCTGGCTCTGCTCGATGTCACTGCGGCATGGGTCGCAGGCCTGGCGGTGCAGCCCAGTGGCCTGTCGATCAGTTACAACCTCACCAGCCGGCCATGGGCCAGCGGTGCGTTTGTTGATCGCGGCATTGCCGATTGGTGCCCAAGCGCTCAACTGGTCAGCGGCATCGCCGCGGCGGCCGGCCCGACGGCCGTCACGCTCAGCGCCGGTACGGGCCTGGACCGCGTTGCAGTGGGCAGCGCTGCCCTGGTCGACAACGAGATTGTGAGGGTCGATGCGATCAATGCCACGGCCGGTACCTGCACGCTGGCGCGCGGCTGTGCAGACACTGTCCCCGCGCCGCACTTGGCCGGAGCACGCATATGGTTCTTCGATTCGTTCGAGGGCATCGATGAGACGGAGTACTCCTCTGGCGTTACTGTCCAGGTGCAGATGCTGACCAACACCAGTACCGGCCAGTTGTCGCCAGGCATGGCAGCCACTGACAGCCTTGTCCTGGTTGGTCGGCAAGGGCGGCCGTATCCGCCGGGCAACCTACGGTTGAATGCTGCGGTCTATCCGGCCGCTGTAACAGGTGAGGTTACCGTCAGCGTTTCGCACCGCGACCGGCTCAGCCAGGCCGACCAGCTGATCGACACTACGCTGGGCGATATCGGCCCCGAGGCGGGCACTCAGTATCGCTTCCGCTTCTATAGCGGTGCGGATCTCAAGCGAGAGGTGGTGCAGGCTGGCACCACCTACACCTACCTGCTGACAACCGAGATCAGCGATGGTGGACCGTTCAACCCGTTGCGCGTAGTGGTCGACTCGGTGCGCGGTGGGCTGTACAGCCTGCAGGCGCACGACGTGAGCGTTGCACGGCTGGGATTGGTTACCGCACCTCCCATTCGCCTGAGCATCACCCAGAGCGCATTCGGCTCCAACACCACCGCGCACCTGGTGGCTATGCCAGCTACCGTCGATGCCGGCGATCTGCTGCTTATGCACTTCGTCAACGATGGGAACGCCACCGTAACGACGCCAGCGGGCTGGACTCTGCTCAACAGCACGCTCAACGGCACCCAGGTGCGCTCGGGCTGGTACTACAAGCTGGCCGCCGGCACTGAGGGTGGTACCACCGTCGACATGGTCACCAGTGTTGCAGAGCATGCGGCGGCGCAGGTTCATCGCTTCCAGGCCGGCACCTTCGACTCTGCAGTGGCACCGGCGATCGCGGTGGCCACCGGAACAAGCGTATCCCCCAACCCGCCCAACCTGGCCCCGGCATGGGGAGTGGCAGACACCTACTGGATTGCTGCCTACGGAGCAGATGACGACGATGCGACCACCGCGTGGCCATGGACCGAGGGGCAGACCTACACGCCGAGCGGAACCGGTACCGAGACCTGCTCCGCTGCGTCGTGTGTTCTGGCGTTGAGGGTAGCGAGCATAGACCCGCCAACGTTCACCATGGCGGCGAGTGAGGAGTGGGTAGCGGCGACTGTGGCGATTAAGCCGGCCCCCTAAATGGCAATTCCTTTGCCATATGGGTAACGTATCCCTTCACCTATTTATCGCGCACAGTCCTGCGATTTTTCGCGCGGCGCTACAGCATACTGCGCTTTCGCTGGCAGTGAAGGGACTCGCAAACCAGACAGTCGTTAAGTCTTGGTCATGGTCGCGGTCCATTTCCCATGTCTGGCAGCAAGAATGGGTCATGCGCCGAACATCGCCTCGGGCCAGATAACGCTTCACGTTTTTGGCCGCCTGTCTCACCTCTTGGTCGGCATACACTCTGATGTAGTGCTGTTCGGATACCGCCTCCAATAGGCCGTCGTTACGAGATACCAAGACCCTATAAGGTATCCCGTCAGTGGCTTTCAGTAGGCCGTCTGCAGGCAGGGGAAACGGCAAGATTTTCCAAAAATCTTCCTCGCATCCTGAGTCTACGCTTGTCAGGTTGGCTGCTTTGATGGCTTCGCCCCAAACGAGGTAAAAGGACCTCCCGTTGTACAAGTCCTTGTTCATAGGCATGAACTGCGCATAGGCGGGAACGATGCCCTGGCTTGCACATTTCCTCATGTCTTGAACAGTGATTTCCCGGCCAGTCAGCTTTGCGAGTACTTCGATGGCCTCATTTTCTTCGATATAGCCATCTACAACTCTGTTATGACTTCCCACAGCACCACCCCTGTTTTTTGCCTGCGTTTGAAATCAGGCCCGCTTGATTGCCACCACGTTCGCCCCGCCCCGGTTCGCGAAGTCATACGGTGTCACATGCTGCTCACGATTCGCGTCGAGGTAATCGGCCCACCACTGCACCATCAGCCGGCGTTCTTCTAAATGCTCGGCCTTGTGAATGTAAGCGGCTCGTACACCGTTGCGTTCTTGGTGGCTCATCTGGCGCTCTACCGCGTCCCGCGACCAAAGGCCCGACTCGACTAGGGCACTGCATGCCATGGCCCGGAAACCGTGACCACAAAGCTCCGTCTTGGTGTCGTAGCCCATGCGCCGTAACGCCTTATTGATGGTGTTTTCGCTCATCGGCTTGTAGTGGTAGTGGTCACCGGGGAACACCAGTTCATAACTGCCGGACAGGACGTGGATTTGGCCAAGCAGCCCCAGGGCTTGCCGCGACAACGGCACCAGATGGGGCGTTCTCATTTTTGCGCCGCGCTGCGAGAACTTCACCCCTTCGATAGCTTCGCGCTCGCCCGGTATCGTCCAGAGTGCGCGTTTAAAGTCCACCTCGGGCCAGCGGGCAAACCGTAGCTCACTGGAGCGAATGAACACCACCAAAGCCAAACGCACAGCAAGGCTAGTCAAGGCCCGTCCTTGGTCGGCTTCAATTCGCCCTAGCAGCTCAGGCAGGCGCTCAAGTGCCAGCGCGGGACGATGCACGGCCTTTCTGGTGGCCGTGGCCCCCGATAGGTCGCGGGCGGGGTTGTAGTCGATTTGGCCGTGCTGCACTGCCAGCCTCATGATGCCGTCGATGTACTGACGTAGCCGGCCGGCCAGCTCCAGCTTGCCGGCGGCTTCGGCAGCTTTCAGCGGCTTCATCAGCAGCGGGATACTCTTCAGGTCAGCCAGTGGGCGCGCGCCAAGTTCAGGCAATAGGTGCGATTCGATGCGACTAAGTACAGTGGCCGCATGCCCGGCCGACCACTTCGCCGCCCCGGCCTTATGCCAGGCCCTAGCCGCCGCCTCGAAAGTGTTGGTGCTCTTCGCTGCTTCTTCGACTTTAGCCAGCCTGGCAGCCTCTACCGGGTCGATGCCCTCGGCGAGCAATGCCAGCGCCTCGGCACGACGGGTGCGCGCCCCTTTCAGCGTCAAAGCTGGATAGTTCCCGAAAGCGGTCAACCCGGCCCGCCCGTCCGGCTTGGTGTACTTGAACCGCCAGGACTTAACCCCCGTCGGCTTGACCAGCAGATAGAGGCCCTGCCCGTCGAATAGCTTGTATTCCTTGTCGCGGGCCTTTGCGGCCTCACATTTAGGGTCTGTGAGCGGCGTTACAGTGCGAGCCATAGGGATACGTTTTTCCGTCGAACCATCCGTACCCCTAAACGTATCCCTAAAATTAGGGGTTGTACAGAATCATTTGAAAACATACGGGCACAAAAAAACCGGCTTAGAGTGCCGGTTTTATTGGGTTTCAGGTTCATTAGGGAACATCTGAAATCATGTCAATGGTGCCCGAAGCCGGACTCGAACCGGCACGCCCTTGCGAGCGAGAGATTTTAAGTCTCCTGCGTCTACCGATTTCGCCATTCGGGCGGTAGCGCTGTGCGAAGGGCGGACTATATACAGCCCTCCGCGTCCTCGCAAGGCATGCACAGCACACCCCGGAGAATGAAAAAGGCCTCGTAAATCATTGATCTACGAGGCCTTTTGGATTGGAGGCTGAGGTCGGAATCGAACCGGCGTTCACGGATTTGCAATCCGGTGCATAACCACTCTGCAACTCAGCCATGAAGCAAACGAGCCGCCTTGGCGACTCGTGTAAAACTGGAGCGGGAAACGAGTCATGCACTAGAGCGCTAAGTCTCTGTTTCCCAATCACTTTCTCCACTGTGGTGATCAGCGAAGAACTCAATTATAGCCTTGTTTTTCGCCCTCGGCAACAAAGTTCATCCAACCACTTCCACCAGCGTCCAAGGATGATCCATCCACCCGTCGTTACGCCTGATGCGTCCAGCTGCTGAGCGGGTTCGCTATCGAACTCCAACTTGCGACGATCATGACTTGCGCTCGCTCCGCAGGCAGCGCGGGGTGGTGTCGCGTGGACTACCTGGCACCTGGACGGCTGTAGGACACAACCGCCGGCATCGGAACACCGCAAGTACTCATCTTTACATCGCTGCGGCTAACTTCGCCGGAGCGCAACGCGGCGCCAGTGTAGTGGCAGCCAGCCTCAACGAAGGCGTGCAGCAATCCGGTTCATCTGCTCGATCTCCGCGCGCTGGCCATCGGAAATCGCTTGGCATAGGTTGACGAGTTCCGGATCTGAGAGCTGCGCCTCGCGGCACATGAGGATCGCTCCCGAATGGTGCGGGACCATAGACGCGATGAACTGTCGATCGCCGATTCCGGTTTGAGCACGGGTAGCGGCAAAAGAACCGAGTGTGAGAACGGCAAACAAGCCGTACAGCACGAGATTGAGCCGCCGGTTTGGAAACATGCCGGGCATTGTCGCTAGCATGAAGATGCCCATTGGCGCCCACATAGTGACCGCCATGTAGAGCATGTTGAGATTGTTTCTGAAGTCCCTGGCGCCGTCGATCATGCTGAACATTACGAAGTACATGACGACGAGGCCCAACACCATGTTCACCCAGAACTTGGCGTATGGTCGGCCGTGCTTACCCATCTGACCGGATGTGTGATGTTGATGTTCATGGGAATGTTCAGCCATCTCCGTCTCCTATGTGCTGGGGCAACCTGGCAGGGTCACTGGTACTGCGGCAGATACTTTGTCGATATATCAGCATGTGGAGCGATGCATCACTAACCGCTGATTTCCAGTCCCCAACTGGACGTAGGGGCGTCGAACGCTTCAACTCGCTGGTCTTGAACCGTCTGGATATCAGACCATACCAAATCGGTCTTGATGGGCTTTGCGCCACCTATGACGCTGGTACCGTGAGCGCCAATATCGAGCTTGCGTCCTCATCGCTCGATGGGCCGGCAACTGATCGATTCTTGCATATCAAGCAAGACAAGGCCACCTGCGGCGGACGCCAATGGCCTCCTCCGCCTTCGCTTAGGGCATCGCCTCAAGCGTCCGTCGCAGGCCATAACGACACAACAGCCCTTGGGCAAGAAAGGAGCCGGTGATGTAGCGCACCCGAAAGGAGACGAAGACATGCACAAGGACATTTCAACATCAAAGGTGTTCTATCGTCCCATCGAGGCGGCCATCCGATGGGCTGGGTTGCTGCGGTATCTCCCGATGATCCTGGCCACGATCGCGTCACCGCGTGTCCTGCCTCGGTCGCTGAACTGCCCTCGATGGAATGAGTGCCGGCTGCACTCGGAACGTATCTATGACGGCATCCTCAACGGAGAGCTGCCCTACGGCAAGAACGGGATCACGCTCAATGATCCGAACCTGCTCAATTCTCTGGATCTGACTGTTCGCCATGTCGATCTAAAACGCTGGATGCGCACCCACTATCCCGAGCACCGGCCAGGATTTCTGTTCAGCCGTGGCGAACGCATGGCGCATCCTTTCATCACCATGGAAACAGGACAGGCGATCCTCGTGGAGCGGCTGGCCCTTCAGGCCGCGCTTGAACAAGCCCGACGTGAGATGCGAGAACTGCAGGAGCAGCACGACACGCTACTCAAGCAATCCTCGGTGCTGTTGGCATCCAAGCAATGCGAGATCAGCGAACGGGCGGAAACGACCTATCTCAACATCATTGGAGGGATGTTGACGCTGATGCTGAGCCAGTCGCCTTCAGGCGTGCCCTATTCCAGCTTCAAAACGCAGGAGGCCCTTGTCTCTGCATTGGTCGCCCACTACGGCGGCACCATGGGCATCACTGAGCGCACCTTAAACGGAAAGTTCGCCAACGCTAAGAGGTACGTTCGTAGCGCAAGCGCATGAGGTTATCCAGCTTGTATGTGCAATCGCGGAGATTGCATTTGCAATGTCTTTCCGCAGCCAGGTCTATTGAATAGAGGTCACGCCAACAAACGCCACCGAGCGTTCAGGAGTGACCGCCATGTCGCAGACCCCTGTACTCCCGCCGAACGAGCGCCGCATCCTGCGGCTCGATGAAGTCGAAGCGAAGTCCGGCTTCAAACGCGCCCACATCTACAACCTGATGAAGAAGCGCCAGTTCCCTCAGGCGCTGCGCCTGGGCGTGCGCGCTGTCGGCTGGGATTCGATCGAAATCGACCAGTGGATCGCCGAGCGCCTCAACCACCGGACCTGACCCGCTCTCCCGCGGACTTCCCATTCCCAGCCGGAGAGCGCCATGCAGGTCGTGTCCATCATTTCAACGAAGGGCGGCGTCGGCAAGACCACGACGGCCGCCAACCTGGGCGGGCTCGCCGCGGACGCGGGCCTGCGCGTGCTGCTGCTCGATCTCGACGTGCAGCCCACCTTGTCCTCCTACTACGAACTGACCCAGCGCGCGCCGGGCGGCATCTATGAGCTGTTGGCCTTCAACGAGCGCGACCTTGGCCAGCTCGTGTCCCGCACGATCATCGCGGGCCTGGACCTGGTGCTGTCCGACGACCACCGGGGCGAGCTGAACACGTTGTTGCTGCATGCGCCGGATGGCCGCCTGCGGTTGCGGCATCTGCTGCCAGCACTTGCTCCCCTCTACGACCTGGTGCTGATCGACACCCAGGGCGCGCGTTCCGTGCTGCTGGAGATGGCGGTGCTCGCCTCCGATCTCGCGCTGTCGCCCGTCACGCCGGAGATCCTCGCGGCACGCGAGCTGCGGCGCGGCACCATGCAGTTGCTCGAAGACATTGCGCCGTACCGGCACCTGGGCATCGAACCGCCGCCGCTGCACTTGCTCATCAACCGCGTCCACCCGGTGTCCGCCAACGCACGGCTGATCCAGCAGGCCTTGCGCGACCTGTTCCAGGACAGCGCCGGCATCCGCGTGCTCGCCACCGACGTGCCGGCCATAGAAGCGTATCCACGTGCCGCAACGCGCGGCCTGCCGGTGCATCGGGTCGAGCACCGCCAGCCGCCCGGCAGAGTCGCCCCTGCCGCGCTCGACACGATGCGCGCGCTCGCCAGCGAGTTGTTCCCGCAATGGCAGGACCGACTGGCTCAAGTATCCGGCCGCCCGCAGCGACCTCTTGATCCTGGGAGGCCCCATGGCGAACGCACATGA